TACAACTAGGAGTTAAGATGAGTACGACTGTCAAGAAGACAGGGTGTTCTAATATGAAACAGTTGATAGAAGATGATAAGTTACTGATATCTGACTATGACATCATTGCAGAACTGACTACATTCATACAGAGAGGTCAGGCATGGGAAGCAGAAGAGGGTTGTAATGATGACCTTGCTATGTGTCTGGTTATGTTCTCATGGTTAGCAACATCAGATTACTTCCGTGAACTACATGACAATGACGTCAGAATGAGAATGTATCAAGAGCAGAAGGATCAGATAGAAGCAGACATGGCACCTTTTGGATTTGTTAGTGACGGATTAGAGCAGGAAACCATCATTGACAATGAAGGTCAAGTATGGCATACTGATGAGTATGGAGATATGTCTTACATGTGGGATTACAAATGATTTCTTTTTTATTCGCTAGTGCTGGTTTACTAAACCTATTGTTCTATGTTTTTGCAATAGGGTTTGTGGTATCGTTAATACTAGAACAGATTGTTAAAGCAAAACCCTTATCACCTTTTGATGAGATAAATGAGAGAAATCTCTATATAGTACAGACCAACCGTAGATACTGTTGGAGACAAGCATGGGTCACTAATCTAATATGGTTTATGGTCAATGTAAGTCTGTTCTTAGTATCTCGTAATATGCAAACACCAACCGATACATTCTGGAACGGAATCTAATGGTAATAAAAGTAGATAAAAGTAAAGAGTTTATAAGGAGTGGTAAGAAACTCGCATCAGAGTATCCTGCACAACCAAAGAAGGATGGACCTCGAAAGTGACTTCTTAGAATTAGAACACCTTATCCTAAAACAACGTGTTTGCAAGACATGTGGGATAGAGAAAGATCTACTGACTGACTATTATAAGACTAGAAAAGACAGAGGTGCTATGCCCTCTGCTTTTTCGTATGAGTGCAAATCATGTACAAAGATAAGAATTAAGAAAAGACGTAAAAGTGTTGATATAACTACCTACTCCTACCCTGACTGGTGATGTTCACGTCTTGTTTCCCCACTGGAAACATACGTTTTTCTAAATATTAGTAGCATCCGAATTGAAATTTATCCGAGGAGTATACCCAGATGGCATCCACACAAATTTCCCCAGGTGTCGTTGTCCTAGAAAGAGATCTGACTAATACCGTAAACGCAACTGTTGATAACATTGCAGCGGTAGTTGGAACCTTTGAAAAAGGACCAGTAGATGAGGTTAGAGTAATCTCGTCCGAGAGACAACTGGTTGAAGAGTTTGGTAAACCAAACGACAGTAATTACGAGTATTGGTTCTCTGCTGCACAATTTATGTTGTACGGTGGATCAGTAAAAGTAGTTCGTGCAACAAGCACATCATTAAAGAATAGTATTGATACTACTACTGTAACCGATACAACATTCTCAGCAACAGACACTACACTAACAGTTGCAGAGGCAACAGACTTTGACACAGGGGATCTTTTAAAGATCGACTCAGAAATCGTCTCAATCACAGGAATCTCTGGATTGGACATCGCTGTGTCTCGTGGACAACTTAATACATCTGCGGTATCACACGCTGCATCTTCTCAGATCATGTTGATCGAGGCAGCAGGAACTACCACAACTATTAATGAGGGTGGTACATTCTCTGATAGTGATACAACTCTAACTGTTACTAACGCATCTACATTAGGTGTACAGATTAACAGTTACATCAGAATCACTGATGAAATTATGCAAGTTACTGGTATCAGTACCAATGACTTGACTGTAACTCGTGCCCAACTCGGAACTGCTGCATCATCACACACTGACGGTGTTACTGTAACACTTCTAACTGTTACTACTAACAAGACAACAATCAATGAGACAACAACAAGTGGTGTTACTCCTCCATTGATTAAGAACTTTGATGAGTACGAAGCAACAGTCGAGACTGCTTCTAATAACTGGAAGTGGGCAGGAAAGACACCTGGAACATACGGTAACTCAATCAGAGTTGTAGTTACAGACGCTGGTCCAGACCAAATCCTATACCTTGCAACTCCAACAACAGGTAACCCTGAGCATAAGTTAGAGCCAGGCAAGAAGGTTAACATTTCAGCAACTTCATCTTACTCACAGATTTATAGTTACGTCCTAGAAATTACCTTAGAGCAGGGATCAACCCTAGTAGGTTCTTTCAATGGTGGTAACTTCTTCACTGCTGTATCAGGTAACGTAACTGGTAATGTAGTATCATACGATGCAACATCTAGAAAGATTGAGATCACAGTTGATACAACATCATCTGATTACCTAGAAGTTGGAGACACAATCACAGAACTATCAAATAGTGGCGGATCACCTGGTTCTGCAACTGGCGATAGCGGTAAGATTGCTGCAATTAACAGAAGATTATCTATTGTAATGGACAAGGGAGCAACAAACTTCGTTGCTAACCAAGTCATTAAAGAAGGTTCAACATACGCTGCTGACGGTGTAACAACAGCAGGACGCGACGTAAACATTGTTTCTATCGCATCTGAGTACGCAACTCGTGTATATGGTAAGAACTCTAAGTGGTCATCTATTGCAGATAGACCTGGAACTTCCGCATACGCAGCAGACAAGAACGGATTCCGTGACCTAATGCACATCCTTGTATTAGATGGAGACGGAGGAATCACTGGTGTACCAGGAACAGTTCTTGAAAAGTTCCTCAATGTGTCTAAGGCATCTGATGCTAAGTCACCACAAGGAACAAACATCTACTATAAAGATGTAATCAAGACTTCCTCAGAGTATATCTGGTGGGGTTCACACGAACTAACACTTGTACAGGATCTTGATAGTACTGCTACTGGTGATATCGGAACAACTGCTACAAACAGACAGTTCGATATCTTTAAGAACACATCTGCTATCTCTGACATTGACGATCCAACAGGATCAACTGCTGGCGCAATACCAGTTATGTTCACTAAGGGAACATCAACTATCAAATACTCCTTGAAAGGTGGAGTTGATGGTTATTCAGCAGAAAGAGACAAGTTGTTTGACGCATACGACTTATTCACAGACCCTGAGACAGAAGAAATAGACTACATCATAGGTGGTCCAGGCATGAGCAATGAGGCAGACTCACTTGCTAAGGCACAAAAGTTGATTGACGTTGCAAACATCCGTAAGGACTGCATCGCATTCATCTCACCTCCTAAGTATTCTGTTATCGGTGTACCTAACACAAACACAATCGTAGAAAATACAATCGAGTTCTTCGATCAATTATCTTCTACATCATACGCAGTGTTTGACAACAACTACAAGTACATGTATGACAAGTATAACGACAAGTATCGTTATCTTCCATGTAACGCTGACGTTGCTGGTCTAACACTAAGCACCGCACTTAACGCAGAAGCATGGTTCTCCCCTGCTGGATTCAACAGAGGACAACTATTAAACGCAGTTAAGTTAGCATACTCACCATTAAAAGATCATAGAGATCGTTTATATGGTTCAAGAATCAACCCTATTGTATCATTCCCTGGTGAAGGAAATATACTTTACGGAGATAAGACTGCACTAGCAGGAGCATCAGCATTTGACAGAATCAATGTTAGACGCTTATTCCTAGTAATTGAGAGAGCAATCTCTGTATCTGCTAAGAATCAACTCTTTGAAATCAACGATGAGTTTACTCGTAAAGGATTCAAAAACTTAGTTGATCCATACCTAAGAGGAGTTCAATCCGCAAGAGGTATTGTAGATTACCTAGTTGTTTGCGATCAAAGCAACAACCCTCCCGAAGCACAGGACCGTGGTGAGTTCTTTGCTGAAATCTTTGTTAAACCAACAAGGTCGATTAACTTCATCACACTTACATTTACTGCAACCAGAACAGGGGCAACCTTTGCTGAGGTAACACAGTAATTATTATTCACCACAAAAACAATAGGTAAAACTAATGGCATTAGAAGTAATTAAGGACATTATCTCATTCCGTAACTCGGTTAGAGAAGTTGCCCGCCCCAATCAATTCCAAGTTGAACTAGATTTTCCAGGTGGATTAGCAGACGCTAGTCCATCTGCACTAGCAGAATTTGGAACATTCCTAGTTAAGGGAGCAAACTTACCAGCATCTACTGTTGGTACAGTTGAACTTCCATACAGAGGAAGAGTCTTAAAGATTGCAGGAGACAGAACATTTGAACCATGGACTGTTACTGTTATCAACGACGAAGGGTTTAAGTTAAGAAACGCTTTTGAAGAATGGTCAGATAAAATCAGTAAACTTGCTGAGAACAGATCTTTCTTTGAGAATGCAACACAGTATCAAACAAGTGCTACTGTAAGACAGTTATCAAGATCAGGTGGAGACATCAAATCATACAAATTTGAAGGAATCTATCCTGTAAATATCTCTGCTATTGACTTAGCATGGGATAGCAATGATGCTGCTGAGGAGTACACAGTTGAGTTCGCAGTCCAGTACTGGGAAGCAATTAAAAACGATACTGATGTATACAATTCTAAGGAAGTTTCAAAGTAACGTTTTAGAACGTGTCTAAATAATAATGAAGTAATTATAGTAAGATCCGATAATGTCAAATTTATTTGGTTATTCTCTTGATCGCAAAAAGAAGGGGGGCGCAACCCCTTCTTTCGTGCGTAAAGAATCTGATGACGCAGCGCAACCGATAGTAGCGGGTGGGTATTTCGGACAGTATGTTGAAATGGGCGACGCTGCTAATAAGGCAAGCGAAGCAGATTTAATTGGTCGTTATAGAGAAATGTCTCTACACCCAGAGGCAGATGCAGCGATCAATGATGTTGTTAATGAAGCGATAGCAGGGGACTTGAACGATCATCCAGTAGATATTGATCTTCAAAACCTCCGTGGATCGTCAAACTTAAAGACAAGAATCAAGGAAGAGTTTGATAACGTCCTTGTTCTTTTAGATTTCGATAGAAAAGCATACGATATATTCAGACGTTGGTATATAGATGGTAGATTATTCTATCATAAGATGATCGATACTAAGAATCCTAAGAATGGTATTACGGAACTTAGATACATTGATCCTAGAAAGATTAAGAAAGTTGTAGAGTTTGATAAACCAAAAGATAGATTACAACCCATAGATCCACAGACCGCTTCTATTGTTCCGCGTTCTGTTGAGTATTACATATACTCACCCAAAGGTCTGAAAGGATATGAGAACAATGGAATCAAGATTGCACCTGATGCAATAACGTATTGTCACTCAGGTCAGTTAGATATGCAGAGAAATTATGTTCTCTCACATCTACATAAAGCAATCAAGGCACTTAATCAACTTAGGATGATTGAGGATAGTTTGGTTATATATAGATTGTCTCGCGCTCCCGAGCGTAGGATATTCTATATTGACGTGGGTAATTTACCTAAGCAAAAAGCAGAACAATACCTCCGTGAGGTGATGTCCCGCTATCGTAACAAACTTGTTTACAACGCTGATACAGGAGAAATAAGAGATGACAAGAAATTCATGTCAATGCTCGAAGACTTCTGGTTACCACGAAGAGAAGGGGGAAGAGGCACGGAAATCTCTACTCTCCCAGGTGGACAGAATCTTGGAGAACTTGAAGACGTCAAGTACTTCCAAAAGAAACTCTACCGATCACTCAACGTACCCGAGTCACGCTTAGAATCTGATAACTCATTCAACATTGGTAGATCTGCTGAGATCACTCGTGATGAAGTGAAGTTTCAGAAGTTTGTCACCAGACTTCGTAAGAAGTTCAGTGATTTATTTAATGATCTCCTTAAAACTCAATGCGTTCTTAAAGGTGTTTGCACCTTAGAAGAGTGGGATGAGATTAAGGAACACGTTCAGTACAACTTTATTGCGGATAACTACTTCTCTGAAATGAAAGAGAAGGAAGTTATGAATGAACGTCTCGCTATGTTGCAACAAATGGATCCTTATGCAGGAAAATATTTCTCTGTTGAGTATCTAAGACGCAACATCTTACGCCAGACTGACAACGAAATGCAAGAACTTGATGAACAAATGGCAGCAGAAATTGCTGATGGGTTAGTTGTTTCTCCTGTTGAGATGCAACAGATGGAAAAAGCGCAGATGGAAA